TCGGGCCCGCGCCTGAGCCTGAGTTACCGGTTGGTGATCTGACACGTGCTTGAGAATCACGACCGTTCTGTCCACCATTTGGTCGAGATTGTAGACCAATGAATTCAGATCCCTCTTCGTTACCACTGCCATTTTGTTCAAGTACAATGTTTGCAACTAACGATCCCCCGGCCTTTCGCAACTCGCCGTCGATCCACGAGTCTAACTTCACCTCGGGTTCTTCAACTCCGAGTACAGGTAATCCATCTAGTGAAGTAGACTTTCCAAGATCAACAATCCACTGCTCTAACGATGTTTCATCAATCCCAAGAGTTTGTGCCACGATGGCTTTCGCCTCCGCAACACCCTCCTGGGGCCATGGGTGCGTACGGCTTTCGCCATCACGCCACCAATAAGGAAGATCATTTGTCTCCAAAATATCAAACTTACGGACCATAATGCGGAGGTATGCCCGACACCAGTCTGAAAGACCAGGCGTGGCACCATCCGTGACCAAGTAAGATGTGACTTTTGAGAAACCACATTGTTCAATATCATGAACTGAATCGATAGTAGTGTGGATCTTTGCGAGTGCACGGACCGGCTCGGCAAAAGAGCCAGGGGTCGTCCACGGGTCAACAAAGATTCGGGATAAGAATTGGACAGGTTGTCCGCGCAACGAAACGCCCATCTTGAGCTTGAGTCCAAGGAACGCAGCAGTACGAACCATACACTTCACACCATCATCCCCAGCGATGACTGTGTCAGTCACCAAGGAATCATCACCGTAAAATAGACCAAGATTACGGAAAGCGTGTTCAGCGTCAACTCCTCGCTCACGACAGGCTGCAAAAGCAACGAAGGCATTAATGATAGTATTGCCATCAGTGGTCAACGGTGAACCACTCAAACGGGAGCTCTCAGGTGAATATTTAATTCCAGATTTTGTGAAAGCTTTCGTTCGAGTCTCGTTAACCAAGAGAGTGTTCAGTTCGGCCCAGCACTCATCAGCAACCCACCGCCTGTAGGCTGCAAATTCAACATTGTCCCGCAACCACTCAGTGATTGAGGCATCGAACCGGGAATAATCACCCTGTCCAACAATGTTAGTGTCCGAGCACATGTCCAACATTCGTCCGGCAATTTCAGCTGGCGTTGAGCCAGGAACGTACCATTTAACTCCATACAGTACATCCATTTTGAAAGCATACGTGTATCCTGATAGGCGCAATGTGTGCATTGTTGGCACTGTTGATATATTACGCGGATCATTAGCAACATTATATGCTTCTTTCTTCTGAAATGACGAAACCACCATGTAGTACATGTCATCCATCACCACTCGTTTAGATCGAATTTTC